GCGTTGGCTCCTTTGTTTACGTGATTCACCACAATGAGGATGGATCTGTAACTGGAGATATCCCAGCCTACAACAACAAGGATCAAATCTTCAGTCATGAATATTTCTTAGATCAAATGGACAAATGCGATGAAGCTAAGGAAAATATCCGTTACTACATGGATGAATTCCTAGATTCTATTGCTGAAGCACAAGAGATTCAACGTAACAAAATCTCAAGGCTCATTGAGACAACTGCAACCAGCAGACAATTGACTCAGATCCTTGGTATCTTGGAAATGAATGAAAACTAGTTAGTGCTATCTATAGGGGCCTAAAGTCTTAGGTTGTCCTAAGGATAATACTATATACCTTTATAACCTAGGACACCTAGGTAGGAGATTTATTTATGTTTCGTATTATTATCTTAATGTGTGTCATGACTTCCCAATCTTGGTCAATGTCTGAACAGGAGATGACTGAGGTTCTTGCTGCTATTCGCATAGTAGAATCAAACAATAATCCAGATGCGGTTGGAGATGGAGGTGCTGCAATCGGCATTTATCAGATTCACCGTAGTTATTGGCAGGATGCCGTAGAATACGATCCAAGTATTGGAGGGGTCTATGAGGATTGTTTCAATCCAAAGTACGCAGAGCGTATTGTACGGGCCTATATGGCAAGATACTGCAATGCTCGTAGACTTGGATGCGAACCTACCCAAGAGCATGTTTCTAGGATGCATAATGGTGGCCCTAATGGACACAAGAAGTCTTGTACTTTGCCACATTGGAACAAAGTAAAGGAGAACTTATGACTACTGATGAAGAATTTCTTAATGAAGAGCAAGAAAAACTGATCAAATCTTTGGAAAATAAGATTGATTCAGATGCTGAAAGAATTAAAAATATCAACAGATCATTTGCTGATTTAAAAAGCCGATATGGCCGATTGAGTCAAGAAATCGAAGATTTAAGGTCTGATAATACAGTAGCCAAATCCATCCATGAAGAAGAACTTCAGAAAGCATGGGATTGGTCTAATAAGTTGAATGAGAAACTCATGAATTGTCGAGACGCTAATTACAAACACCAGACTGAAATTGGTGAACTCAACAAGTGTCTCAATCATGCAAAAGATATGTACCGAAACGAGCGTAATGAAGCTCGTAAAAGTACAGCATTCTTATGTTCTCTTCTTCATTTAATTCGTAAAGAATACCAAGATACTGATTTTGACGATATGTACGGACTTGTCAATACTATCAAATATCATATTGAGGAGCATGTAGGTTATGACGATCTCAAATAATGATACTAAACATCCGTCTTTAGATATGACTAAGGAAAAGGAGAATTGGAGTGGATCCATTTGGAACAAGCCAGTCATGCAACCTGTAGAGGTACATGCTGCATGGAATGCCATGAATCCAGATGATCCACTAAGTTATGAACAAATTCGTTGTCTTATCATTGGTGCAGAAGCAAAAATGAAAAGACGATTGGCTGAAGATCCTATTGTTATGTCCATTGTAGAGGAGATGCACTTTGCTTCTAAACGTTACAACCCTTGAAAACTTATTGAACAAGAAAGAAACATCTAAGGATGATCTGCTTGTTCTTAAAAATCATTACTGGAATTCAGCTTTATCACATGTTACTAGGCTTGCACTAGATGGCAATGAAGAAGCTGACAAAGCCTACAATGATTTGAAAGCGTATGAAACCCTTATCACAATGATCAAAAATATGGAGATCAAAATTGGACAAGGCAACTAATGGTTTATTGGGAGGTAACATGTCCGTAGTCCATTTGGAAAACGGAGACTACCTTATTGAAGGAACTTGTGTTGTTACAGATGAATACTTTGAAGTACAAGTACCACGTACGATTCAAGACTACATTGATCAAAAAGATCCAAGTAAGATGATTCAAGATTACTTGCCTAATGAATCAGCTGAGACAAGAGAATTCTTAATCTCAGGCATCTCACCCATGGGATGGAAAAAAATGTTTGGAGATGAAGATTGAACCAAACTCTAAATAAACTGATTGAGTCTGCTAATTCAATTAAGTATATGCCACCCTACATGCAACAATGGGTAATACCATTGACTGTAGACTTTTGGCGAGAAATGAGAGGTTTTGATAAGTTTAATCTAAAAGCGTATGAATGGGTTAGAAAGCATGCACCAACTATTGCAGCATTGGAAAACCCAGAAGATTGTGCTCACGTACAAATCCAATTGTGGAAGTTTATTGGTACGTGGCAAAACAATGGCATCATCTTAGTAAACGGTAAAACCAACAAAGTCTTCTTTGACTATGACCATAGAGATGATGCTCTAGCACCTATTAGACCATTGAAAGAAAAGCCAAAGAGACTAGAGATTACAGATAGCAGTACAGACTATTTGATCAGCGGAAGACCTATGACATGGGCTTCTCAAGAGCAAGTAGATGCTATCAATAGAATACAAGAAGTACCGTACAAAGTAAATAAACAAGTACTTCATGCTATGAAAAAACATATTGTTCTTTCAGATGATCAGCATATTGAAAACTATTGTCTTGAGTATGCTGAAAAAGAACATGAGCATAAATACTATTTGCCGTGTTTCTTAGACTGGCGTGGTCGTATTTACACAGATTCAGGCTCTTTGTTGTCATATCAAAACGGTGACATACACAGAGCTTTGTGTGACTATGCTGAAAAGTATCCGGTTGATATAAGTAGTCCATACTTTAAAGTATTCTTGCAACATTTGCAGGATGAGTATGATATCAATGTAGATAACTATGCGCACATCCTGCATGATCCATATCACAACATTGAAAAGAAAATATACAAATCTAAAGACAAAGTGTGGTGTCGTTACAGAGCAGCACTAGCATTGTACGAATGTTTGCAGTATGGTGAAACCTCATACATCATGCAACAAGACGCTACATGCTCAGGTATGGGTCACATGGCCTGTATTATGAAAGATGCCAGGCTTGCATACCATACAGCACTTAGAACTAAAATTAATAAAGATGAAGATCTATACAGCATTACTGCATCTCATGCGGTAGAAAACAATCGTTTCTTTACGTACAAAGAATATGGCAAAGAATACGATGTATCTTCATTGCTTGAAAACAAAGAAGTGTATGATGAACTGTCTTCTCGTAAGTCTGCAAAGAAACCAGTCATGATTATTGCCTATGGCTCATCAGTCATGGGTATTGCGAGGGGCTGGCTAAACGACGCAGACGTAAAGTATGTAATAGAAGAAGATCAGAAAGAAATTGATGTACTTGATAAATTGACATGGGGTCAAGTCATTAACAAGAATGAGATCCCATTTCCTAAAACTGTTACAGCAGCAAGAGAAAATGGGATCAAACCCGGACATCTCTTATTGTGTCTAGCAAATGCTTATTCTAGATCTCTTCAATCTTTATTCCCATCTATTACTGAATTTATTAATTTTATGAAACAAGTGTCTCAAAAGACATTCAATATTCATAACAGAAGTGTTCAATGGCGTTCACCTATTGGCATGTTCTGTTTCAATCAGAAAGCAGTAACACTAGAAAAAGATATTAACTTTACTGTACCATACAGCAGAAGTAGAGGTATTTCTGAGGTCTTGCAAAATGTAGCAAGTACCGCAGGCCAAAGTCCTAACAGAATTCACTCTATTGATGCAGCAGTTATGTTGCATTCTTGCAATCTAGCATTTAATTATAATGCTCTTGTATCTCCTATTCATGATTCATGGGGTACAAGAATTTCAGATTGCATTCTTATTAGAGAACTCGTACGTCAAGCCATGATTGATATTCATATGGAACTATCATTCAATGAACTTGACGGATTACCTATGAAATCTATACCTAACCAAGGGACATGGGATATCAACGATATGTCAATATCTTTGATTTCATGACTATTACACCTCGTCCCCACTCGCTTCGCTCGACAGATCGGTGTCCCGATCGTTTTGTTTGTTTGTTGTAACTAAGTATGAAAGGAATACAACAATGGCTAAGGTAAAAAATTATGATCATTTGGAAGGTTCTGAAGGCAAAGTTATCTTGACTAATATTGTCGCTATGATCAATACTAGTGAAGAGAAGCGTAAGATGGCTCAAGATCGTCTTGATGCTATTGAAGCCAAAGAGAAAGAAAATTCAGACAATGAATTCATTTCTAACATCATGAACTAAAACTTAACTTCGTACATGGGCTGTCCTAGGAATTATCCTAGGATAGCCCATTTTTTTTTTATTGTTCACTATCACTAGTGACTAGCTTTTTCAAAAAGAAGGTAGAATTATGGCTAAAGCACTTCTTATTCCTGTATCAGGGCATCTTGAAGTTATTGATGTTAATGACTACAAAGACTTCAATGCTGCTGCTGATTGTGACTGCGGCACTCTTGTTGGGGTCAAGAATAACAATCCAGAAGACAACCATGACACTGTATCCATGTGGATGGATGACGAAGGACTTTTAACTGGCAAAGCTCCCAACTTCTATGCCGCTGTTGTGTCCCAAATCTTCCCTCACTTAGTAGGTAATGCTGTATTGTTCCGTACAGATGATATGGGTGAAACCGTTGATGTCACCGTCAACGATATCGGTATGGTCTTGTCTCGTATTAATGATGCTAATGGACCGGAGGACACCAATGATTTGTACATGTGATCCTGATCCAGAAGACAACGAGGACGAAACCTACGATCTCGAAGAAGACGTTCATTATGATCAAGAAGGTCAGCCTGACTGGTTGACAGAATGGCATGATTTTGACCCCGAATGTTGAAAACCCTCTTGACGATCTTCAGTGTGAAGACTATTATATTGAACCACCTTGGGATGATATAGCAGATGATCCAGTCCCCGTAATTTTTGAAGAAGACAAGGACAGTTAATATGACTGAAGACAATCCTAACTTTACGTTAGGTGAGATGATCCGCATGGCTCGTCTTGACTACTTGGCTAGAGACTTTGCTACTACAAAGCAAAAAGCTCGTCTGGCCTTCAAAAGACAGCCCCGCATCGAAGATAAGAAAAAATGGAGTGATCTAAAACATCACCCAAGGTACAAGGAGTTCTTCGATGGCTAAGAAAAACGGAGGTCCTATTGGACCATTGAAGCCCGGAAAGCCTAGACGTTCAAAGCTAGGCCCAAAGGAACAAGGTAAAGCTAAGACCAGTAGATCTGGTAATGGAGCTAAATTAAGATGATTGCTCACAATACATTTTGTTATGAGTGTACTAAAGAGGGAGCTATCCGTCAAGAGGTACATCTTATTAACGGACAGTATTTTTTCTGTAGTAAAGTCCGAGCATTTGATACTCAAGCACCTGAGACTATGATTTTTCACTGTAATGAGAACGGTACAGTTCTTAACTGGAGCGGTGAATACGAAGAACGCTCAGACAGAGAATTAAGTGACGTTGTTTCAGACTTTGCTAAAACCTTTAAAACCAACAAGGAGAACCACGATGGCTAGTGTTGAGTTTGATGACTATGAAGTTGATTATCTTGTAGATAGAATTAAAGATCAAATGGATGTTGAAACCATTGCTGAAGATGTTTTTGATAACCGTGAATACGATCTTCGTACTAGCATTACAGAAGATATTTCATGTGACATTGCTGCACATGTAGATCTTGAGCCAGTCCTTGATCAAGTTAATGAAGCTTTGGAACGAGACTGCTGTACTAAGATTGATGATTTTATTACTGGAATTATTAATTGTATCGCTAAGCGTCAAGATGAATTCTTTAATGCAATGGCTACTGGATTTATTAATCAGCGAGAAGACTTGCTTAGTCAACTTAAAGAAAGAAATGACGTAATTACCCATCTTCGTGATCAGCTTAAAAGCTATGAGAAGCAAGAAGCTAACGCTTGTAACGAGCAATTTAGGACTAGCGATGGAGAATGATTCATTTAGAATTGAAGTTGAAGTAACTTCTCAATACTATGAAACTGTACAACTTACATTCTCACAAGAAACACTTGATCAACTTAATTGTAAAAACAAAGATGATCTTCTTTTGAAAATTCAAAACGAAGACATTGATCCTTTTGATTATGCAGAAGATCATCATTGGGATGCTTATGACAGCGAAGTACAACAAATTTATTGGCAGGATGCTAAGCATGCCACATAACCGCACAATCTACTGTGCAGATGGAGAACTAATGCCTAACTGGTGTGAAAATGAAGTTAGTATGAGTGGCAGGAAGTCTGATATGGAAGACTTTCTTGCTACATACTGTGAAGAAGATTCTAGTCAAAAGGGTTGCTATCGTTTCTTATATGAAAAGATCTCGCCTGTTGGTGAGTTTGAAAAAGATGATACCAATTGGAATCAAGTCTCTGCCCAAAGTGCAGCTTGGGGTTGCAAGTGGGAGATGACTGAGTATGCTCTTACCGTATCTGAAGAAAACTGGGATGACAAAGATTGGATTCACCTTGATGGTAGCTATGATACCCCGTGGAGTCCACCCTATGAGATCTACAACAAGATTGAAGAGATCATTGAAGAGCGTGACTGGAACATTGAGTTTAATGAATGGTTCTACAAGGAGCCCGGCATGCGCATTGCAGGCTGGTTGCCAGAAGAATGAGAAAGTGGCATTCTTTTACAATAGATGAGTCTACTGCTAGGCATGGCTCATGTGAAGACTTTCGATTCTGTTACCCAGAAGAAGATGTTGTTAAAATGCGTACAATTGATATCCCTCGTATCATTGAGCGGTTACAATACATGCATGAGACATCTCAAATGCTTGAAGAAGAGCATTGGGATAAGATGCGTGCCATGACTTGTGACGAGGAGTATGACTAATGCTTTGGTATTTACTAGCTTTTCATAACGATGAACTAGAAACTCATATTTATGCTTTAAGTATTTATTCTGTAGTTATGTCATTAGGTTTTCTTATATTATATTTAAGAAGGAATAAAAATCGTGGACTATGAAGAATATTGGAGAGACTTGGTTGAAGCTATTATGAGAGCAGACCAAGCTCAGGTGCAGTCTCACATTGATGAGTACGAAAAACAGCTAGAGGAAGAAGAAGATGAGCCAATCTTTTGATAATACGTACAACGAAGCTCAGCTCTTAAAAAGAGTGGACCAAGAGGTATATTGTCGTATTAATCTTATTGGTGAGCATCTCATGAGAGATGATCTTCCTTGGGTCCATATTCATTATCCTCTGCTTGAGGACGATGAAGGCTTTGAACCTATGCAATATTTTTTGATTTCTTCTTATCTAGCTGAGAAAATGTTAGCACAGCCCTTGACTAGGGATGCTATAATCGAAATAGATGATGGTACTTGGATCTGGGTCCGCTGTGGATGCGGGTATGCCCTTTCAGATGATCTCAAAGAGTACCTTGTTTAAAGGAGATAATCACCATGGGTGATCAACAAACCTGTTGTTTAGAACAAGTCAATAATTTTATCAGTGAGTTTAAGTCTGTAGACGAGGATTTTAATATCCGTCGTATTCAGAATGCTTTCATCGTTAAGATTGATGGACGAGATTCCAACGACAATTGGATGAACAGAGAGTTTTCTGTGCCTAATATTGAATACGTAAATCAATGCGTATTGCAATGGTCACAAGCACCTAAGAGTAATTAACTCTTAGCTTTCGTAGCTCAATTGGATAGAGCAACTGCCTTCTAAGCAGTAGGTTGCAAGTTCGAGTCTTGCCGAGAGCGTTTCAGGTCCCGTAGCCCAATGGCAGAGGCAGAGGACTTAAAATCCTTCCAGTATGGGTTCGAGTCCCATCGGGACTATTGCCCACTTAGTATCAACTACAGTCGCAAGGAACTTAGGTATACATAGGAATCATAATTGGATAACACATACTTAATCGGGCTAGAAATAGCTAGAGAAGAAGACATGCTACTAGCTGGCTTGCGAAGGTATTGGGGAACCACAGGACTTAGCTCTACAGCTTCAGAAGCTGAGTTAGCTATCTCTCAAGACCCCTCAGTACTTAGAACTACTGAAGAAGAGATCATTCATTATTATGGTCCTTACTTTATACCAGCATTCAAGGAGATGCAGTTTACTATCCTAGAAGGCATGAGACAATTTACTAGCTGGCAAGTACCAGCCCTTTTCCTTACACCAGAGCACTTAGCTCTTATCACATTCAAATGTCTTATACCATCGGCTTACCCTAAACGAGATCATGGTGTCTCTATTATTGGTAATCGTATTAAACTACAAACTGTAGCTCAAAATATTGCTGAGCAGACATGGCAACTCTTGCACTACCTTAAAGCAAGAAGTGAACATAAAGAGATCTGGTCTTATCGGTCTAAGATTATCAAGAACTGGACTGCTAAGAAACGTAACAGGTTTGTCAAAGAAGTAGATAATATGGCATTCATGCCCAAGAAGGTTAAGCTTCAATTCGGTATTGCCCTGCTTCAATGCATTGTCGATGCTGTCAAGGATGAGGATGTACAAGAAGGCAATTACTTTGCTCGTCGTATTCTTCATTGGGATGGTAGAAAGAGAACATCATACATTGAAGTAAATCCTAAGATCGTGTCTGACATGATTGATAATCATCGTTTTAGACAATGGCTTAGACCCAAGTGGGCTCCTATGATTTGTACTCCTAACCCTTGGACCAAAAAGAATGGTCGTTGGGAAGGTGGCTACATCGTTCCCGGTATGCAGATGAAGTTTATTCGTCCTGCTTCTCCGGGCTATGACTCATTTGGTTTGTCTGAAATGTCTCACCAAAGCGTACGAGCTATTAATGCTTTGCAGAACACTAAGTACAAGGTCAATGACAAGATTTATAAGATTATGAATTATGTCTTTGTCAATAACTTGGAACTAGCTGACTGTCCTAGATACTCTCAGGATGAATTTGCATTCCAAGAGTACGAAGGTCCTACAAAGACTGAGGAGGGCAAGTACGTACCTGAGTTTGCTCAGCACTTATCACAACTAGAAAACGCACACAAAGAGTGGGCTAAGCTGTGGGCTGATAGACTGCGTATGATTCAACGACTTGATCTTGCAAAAGATCTATCAAACTTTGATTGTTTTTATCTACCTATTACCGTAGATTTTAGAGGTCGTTGTTATACTTCTACGGAGATGCTAAGTCCTCAGGGTTCAGACTTTGACAAGGCATTGTGTTGCTTTGCTGAGGGTAAACCCTATGATGATAAAGGTCGTTACTGGATGAAGGTTCAGATTGCTAATCTGTGTGGAGAGGACAAGTTGTCCTTTGATGACAGAGTTAAGTGGTTTCATGAAAATGAAAAGTATCTTAAAGCATCTGCTCAGAATCCTATCGACAATACGTTCTGGTCTAAACAAGGCGATGATCGTAAGAAGTGGCAGCTACTTGCTTCATTACTAGATTATTATGATGAGTCTGGTATGAACCATGTGGCTGTACAAATGGATGGCTCTTGCAATGGCATCCAACACTGGTCTGCTATCGGCAGAGATCCAGTGGGTGCTAGAGCTACTAATTTAATTCCTGTTTCACAACCATGTGATCTCTATACAGAGGTTGCAGATGCTGCTAATAGATTCTTATCTACAGATGTAGAGGACGATTGGCACTCGGCGTGGAGAGAAG